TGATGGAAAAGGGCACCGAGGACACCAAGAAGAACCTCGCCGCCCTGAAGAAAGCCGCCGATGCGGCGAAGCGGGCCCAGTGGGGTGAAAACCCCGAGAAGTGGCCCAAAATCCCGTCGCACAAGGTCTGCCTGCGCGATGGGGACAACCCCGACCACGTCGACGGCGACAAGCGGCCCGAATACGCCGGGCAGTTCTTCGTCAGCTGCAACAGCCCCGAGGATCGTCCGCCGCAGGTCAAGACGAATCGCAAGGGCGACGACGACAAGTGGATCGACGCGCGGCCGGGCCAGAAGGGTGCGCCCTATTCCGGCTGCTATTGCAACGCGGTGATCCGGGTCTGGGCACAGGACAACAAGCACGGGAAGCGGATCAACGCCGCTCTCGATGTCATCCAGTTCCGGGCCGATGGCGAAGCCTTCAGCGGTGCCGCTCCGGTCAAGGCCGAGGACTATCTGTCCGAGGATGACGTGTCCTACGAAGGCGACATGGACGGAGCCTACGGCGACGGCGATGACGACAGCCTGATCTGAAGAGCCGGGGGGCCGGGAAACCGGCCCCTCACCCCTCTCCTGACAAAGAGGCGGCCATGCCCTCCGAAAACGACATCATCTCGGCCTTGCGCGACAAGGCTAACACCATCCAGCACCTACTGAGCGAACTCGAAGCAGAGACCCGGCGGAACGTCGAGGCTCGCACCAGAGCCGTCTCGGTGATGGCGAAGAATCTGAAACCCGGAGACGAGATCGAGTGGCCCTACGGATGGGGCCGCGCGGAGATCAACGGCTGGGGCCAGATGGGGCAGCACGTCACGATCTCGATGCTCAGCGGCAAGCTGGCGACTTTCGGTGCCGACGAGCGCGTGAGGGTCTACCGCTGATGCCCAAGGACGTCATGAATCTGGACTACGAGACCTTCAGCGAGGTCGATCTGACGGAGGTCGGATCGCACAACTATGCGATCCACCCGTCGACCGAGATTCTGATGTGCGCCTATCGGATCAACATGGGCCCGAAGAAGCAGTGGGTCCCGGCCGAGGGGGAGCCTTGCCCCCCGGAGCTGGAAGAGGCCATGACCGACCCCGACGTCGAGAAGTGGGCGTGGAACGCGGCCTTCGAGATGACGATCACCAAGAACGTCTGGAAGAAGCCGGTGAACCTGCGCCAGTGGCGCGACACGATGGTCCTCGGGCATTACTGCGGCTTCCCCGGCCAGCTGGAAAAGGCCGGGCCCGCGTTGGGTCTCCCCGAGAGCCTGTGCAAGAACCCCGACGGCTCGCGCCTGATGCGCAAGTTCTCGATGATGAAGCCGAGCCGCAAGAAGGCCAACTACGGCGAGATGGAGCGGACCTTCTGGTGGCAGGACGCCGAGGACTGGAAGGGGTATCTGGGCTACAACCTCGACGACGTCGAAGCCGAGAGCCAGATTCGGGAAATCCTGATCCGGCACGATCTCCCCTCGTGGGAGTGGGAGAACTGGTTCCTCGACCAGCAGATCAATCAGGCCGGTCTGCCGATCAACATGGACATGGTCAACAACGCGGTCCGCATCTACGACGCCGCGTTCGCCAAGGGCCTCGCCGAGATGCAGGAGGTCACGGGGCTCGACAACCCGATGTCGACCCAGCAGCTCCTGCCGTGGCTGAACGCCAACGGCTACATGTTCGAGGACTGCAAGAAGGGCCATATCCGGCAGGCGTTCGACTATTTCAAGAAGAAGCCTGACCACTGGGAAGAGAGCTTCTGGGACTACTACCGGAGCAACGAGGTTCTGCGCGACGCGCTGTCGCTGCGGCTCGAACTGAGCCGGTCGTCGATCAAGAAGTTCGCGGCGTTGCAACGGGCTGTGAGCCCCGACGGAAACCTCCGGAACGTGCTTCAGTTCATGGGCGCGCAACGGACGGGGCGCTGGGCCGGTCGGACCTTCCAGCCCCAGAACCTGCCCCGTCCCGACAAGAGGTTCGAGAAGGGGATCGAGGTCCACGCGGCCAATATCGCGCGCCTCGATCTCGAAGGGATCGAGCTGATCTATGACAACACCTTCGACCTGCTCGCCAGCTGCATCCGCCCGGCCGCGCAGGCCCCAGAGGGATACCTGTTCATCGACGCGGACCTGAACGCCATTGAGAACCGCGTTCTAGGGTGGCTATCCGGGTGCAAGAAGATTCTGCGGGTCTTCGAGCTGGGCCGCGACCCCTACATCGACTTCGCCACCTACCTCTACGACGAGCCCTACGAGTCGCTCTGGGAAGAGTATCAGCTGGGCAACGGGGCCAAGCGCACCATCGCCAAGCCCGGCGTTCTGGGCTGCGGCTACATGCTGGGGCCGGGCAAGGTCTTCGAGGATCGCCAGACCGGCGAGATCGAGGCGACGGGGCTGCTTGGATATGCGTGGAACATGGGCGTCCGCCACTTCACGCTGGAACAGAGCGAGCTGTCGGTGGCGACCTTCCGCCGCGAGTTCAAAGAGGTCAAGGACTACTGGTATGCCATCGAGCGCGCGGCGCTGACCTGCGTCCGGGAGCGCCGGGCTACGAGCTGCGGGCATGTCATGTTCGACCTCGTGGACGGCAAGAAGGAGTTCGACTTCGGGGACGGCGGACCGACGCTGACGGTCGGCGGCGAGTTCCTGCGGATGAAGCTGCCGTCGGGGCGCTACCTCCACTATTTCCGCCCGCGCATCCAGCCTACCAAGATGCCGTGGAAGGACGATCAGGGCAAGACAGTCTTCAAGGACTCGCTGACCTACGAGGGCGTCAACGACAAGAAGCAGTGGGTCCGGATGTCGACCCACCCCGGCAAGCTCACCGAGAACGCAGACCAAGCCATCTCGCGCGACCTGCTGGTTCATGGTATGAAACTGGCTCGCTGGCGGCACAAGCTCGACATCCGGCTCCACGTCCACGACCAGAACCTCGCGCTCGTCCGCAAAGAGCAGGCGGACGAGGCGCTTGAAATCCTGCGAGAGTGCATGGAGGATTCCCCCGAGTGGGCTGGCGGCTTGCCGCTCGGATCAGCTGGGTTCACATCGACCGTCTTCAAGAAGGACTGACCTGACATGTCGAAAGTAGTTTGGAAGCACGAGAAGACCGGAGGTCTCTACCTGACCGTGGCTTTCGCGGTCGAAGAAGCGACCATGACCCCCGTGGTGGTCTACCAGAAGATCGGCGAGAAGGGCCTGTGGACGCGCCCCTGCCACGAGTTTTTCGACGGCCGCTTCACGCCGGGCGCGATGCACGACGGCGGCCCGGTGAAGAACCCCGATCCCGCTCCGCTGGTCGGCGAGCAGGCGACCGAGGCCGTGGCAGAGACCCGGCATGTGGAGCCCCGGCGGCCGATGCAGCTCCGGGTGAAGCCGGTGCCCGAGGAAGCTCCGGAGACGGACAACATCTTCCGGGATGAAGACCCGGCGATGTTCACGCATGGCGGGCAGGTCGCCCGTCGGGACACGACGCTGGTCGCTCCGCGCCCGGCTGAAGCAATGGGGGATCGTGGGTGACACAGGGGCTTCGCAGGTCCATCAGGGCCATCGACGACATGGTGGAAAGGCTGCTGGACCTGCGGCTGACCCTGCTCGGAGAGCTGAAGGGTGAGGTCGAGGCAGCTGACGAGGTTGAGCGGCCGAGGCCGATCTACCCCTCGGGCGGCCGATACCAGACGCTGACGGAGAAAGAGCTGCGCGAGCGGCTGATGCAGCTCCGTCAGCCGAAGGTCAAAACCGACACTGGCAAGGTCGTTTTCGAGCAACCTCCGGAGCCCGCCGGGGCGGACCTCGAATTGATCGACGCTGCCCGGCGAAAGGCGTTGAAGCTCGGAAAGCAGGCTGGGGTCTTCCAGTAGATGGAGAGTGCCATCGAGAACCCCGTGGTAGCCCACGCTGAGCGCGCTGGCTACTTCGTCCGAAAGGTCGGCTGGGTCGGTCGGAAGAGCGCCCCTGACCGGGTTTTCTCGCGGGCCGACAGGGGCACGGTCTGGATCGAGTTCAAGGACAAGGGTGAGGTCCCGACCCGGTTGCAGACGCGGGAACACGAGAGGATGCGCGCGGCGGGGATGGAAGTCCATGTCTGCGACAACATCACCGAGGCCCTGCGAGTTCTCTGGTTGACGAATGAATAAGCCGGTCCTCCCGAAGCATCTGAACGACCTTGAAGCGGAAGAGCTGATCTGGGGAACCCCGGACGACATGCTCGACGCCGAAGACATGCGAAAATACCAGTGCTGGATGTCCGACCTGATCTGCGGCTCCGGGGCCTATCTCGATCTGGACGAGGTCTACGAGGAAGCCGGGGTCTACCTCGGCGCGGACATGGGGCTGGGCAAGACCGGAGCGGTCCTCCACGCGCTCGTTCGCCTTCTCCGCGAGGGGAAGGTCAAGCACGGGCTTATCATCGCGCCGCTCTATGTCGCGGAGGAAACGTGGCCCGAAGAGATCGCCAAGTGGAAGTTCGCCCGGCACCTGCGATACCGGGTCGTGACCGGCACCGAGGCCGAGCGCCGAGCCGCGCTGAAGCTCGGCCCCGGCGACGTCACGATCATCAACCGGGAGAACCTGCTGTGGCTGTTGCGGACTCTCGGGTTGAAGCGGTGGTGCTTTGACTTCATCGCTTACGACGAGGCGTCCCGGCTGAAGCGAGGCATGACCCGGACGCAGAAGAACGTGCGCAAGGACGGAACAGAGTCCACCCCCCGACTGTCCGAGCTGGGAGTTCTCGACGCGGTCCGGTTCAAGACGAAGAAGCTGGTCGAGCTGAGCGGAACTCCCGCGCCGAACGGCCTGATCGACCTCTACGGCCCGATCTACGCTATCGACCAAGGGAAGCGCCTCGGATCGTCCATGACCGCCTACAAGCGGCGCTGGTTCATAGAGGACAAATACACCAACAAGGTCGAGCCGCAGGAAGGGGCGCTTGAAGCCATTACCGACCGGCTGAAGGGCATTTTCTTCAGCCTGCGATCCGAGGACTATCTGGACCTGCCGCCGCTGATCCCGGTCGACCGAAAGGTCGTTCTGAGTGCCAAGGAACGCGCCCAGTATCGCGAGCTGGAAAGGGAGAGCGCGCTGGAAGTGCAAGGCCGCTGGGGCGATCCGGAGATGATCGAGGCGGTCAACGGTGGGGTTCTTGTCGGCAAGCTGCTTCAGTTCGCCAACGGGTCGCTTTACGGAGAGGACGGGACGGATCACCCGGTCCACCAGAAGAAGCTCGACGCGCTGGAATCCATTGTAGCAGAAGCTGGGGGCAAGCCACTTCTGGTTGCCTATTCCTTCAAATTCGATAAAGATGTCATCCTCAAGCGGTTCCCGCAGGCGCGAGTCTTCGGAGAGGGCGAGAACGACAAGAGGCACTGGAACGCAGGGCGCATCCCTATGATGCTGATGCACCCCGCTTCTGCCGGGCACGGGTTGAACTTCCAGAAGGGGAGCAACATCGCGGTCTGGTATGGGCTGACGTGGTCTCTCGAACTCTACCTACAGTTCATCAAGCGGCTGTGGCGCTCCGGGCAGACGGAAAGCAGGGTCTTCCTCTACCGGATTCTGGCGCAGGGGACCGCAGACTACGACGTTCTGAGGGCGCTTGAAACCAAGGGCGCGACTCAGGACCTGATAACTGACACGGTGCGGGTGCGCTTGGAGAAGATGGCAGCATGACGACGAATGAGCGCGAGTTCGGACCGGGCGACCGATTGGCGGCACACATCAAGGCTCAGCGCGACGCGACGGCCCCCCTGTCTATGAACGGGCTTGCCGACAGCGCGCTTCAGGGGGTCACGGTCAGCTTTCTTGCCCAAGTCTTCCGGATCGACAACTCGGCCGTGAAGCGGAAGCTGGTCAACTGCCCGATCCTTGAATCCCGCCGTCGGGGGACGACGCAGGTTCAGCATCTCTACGATCTCGCGACAGCCGCCAAATACCTCGTGGACAATGAGATCGACGCTGCGACGCTGATCTCCCGGCTGAAGCGAGAAGACCTCCCGCCCGCGATCTCCACCGCCTACTGGGACGCGCTGCTGAAGAAGCAGAAGTTCGAGGAAAACGCCGGGGACCTCTGGCGGACGGAGAAGGTATGGGAGGTTCTGTCGACAACCTTCCAGAACCTGAAGTTCACGATGCAGCTCTGGCCGGAGACCATCGAACGTCTGACCGGGCTGACGGACGAGCAACGCGAGCTTCTTCAGGAGATGGTCGACGGGATGCAGCAGGAGCTGTTCAACGCTATGGTGAAGCAGGCCAAGGAAACCCGGACCGGGTCGCAGCTGGACGAGGTTCCGGACAACATGAAGATCGCGCTGCTGGACGACGTGCCGGGGCTGGATGAAGAGGCTCTGGACCTGCTATGAGCGTTCCCTTCGGATCACTCGAAGACATGATCGCCAGCGCGGCCGAGGCGATCCGACCGGCCAAGCGAATGACGGTCGCCGAGGCAGCGGAAGAATACCGCTATATCAACAACCCCGGAGCCTACGTCGGGCCGTGGAAGAACTCGACCACGCCCTATCTCGTGGAACCCATGAACATCCTGACCAGCTGGCGGTTCACCGGCATGGTCTTCGCTGGTCCCGCCCAGTGCGGAAAGACCGACATGTTCCCGAACTGGCTGGGCTACAGCACGATCTGCGACCCGGCCGACATGATGCTGATCCAGACCTCGCAGACCACGGCGCGAGACTTTTCGATGCGCCGGATCGACCGTCTGCATAGGCACAGTCCGAAGATTGGGGAGCGTCTGCTGAATACCAAGCAGGCCGACAACACCTTCGACAAGACCTATCGCTCGGGGATGCTACTGACGCTCAGCTGGCCGACGATCAACGAGCTTTCCGGCAAGCCTATTCCGCGCCTCTGGCTGACGGACTATGACCGGATGCAGCAAGACGTCGACGGCGAGGGTTCGCCCTTCTTCCTCGCCCGGAAGCGCGCCACGACGTTCCGCTCGAACGGCATGTGTGCAGCTGAAAGCAGCCCCGGCTTCACGGTCGATAACCCGAAGTGGGTCAGGGGGTCGAAGCACGAGGCTCCACCGACCCAAGGCATCCTCGCGATCTACAACCAAGGCGACCGGCGGCGCTGGTATTGGCAGTGCATAGACTGCCACAACTGGTTCGAGCCCGCTTTCGAGCTGCTGCGCTGGGAGACCGACGAGGACCTGATGGCAGCGGCCGAGAGCGTATATCTCGAATGTCCGCATTGCGGCGGGGTCTATCACCACGACCCCAAAGACGGCCGCCCCGGAAAGCATATCTTCAACCAGACGGGGCTCTGGGTTCCTGATTACTGCACGGTGGATCAGGACGGAAACATCCACGGCTCGCCGCCGCGCTCGACCATAGCCAGCTTCTGGCTGAAGGGTGTAGCAGCGGCCTTCAGTGACTGGAAAACGCTGGTCTTCAACTACCTCTCGGCGCTCCGGGAATACGACCGGACGATGAACGAGGAATCGCTGAAGGCCACGGTAAACACCGATCAGGGCGAGGCATACGTTCCCAAAAGCCTGTCTTCGGACCGCGTTCCGGAGGCGCTGAAGGCGCGAGCCAAGGACCGTGGGCACAAGGTTGTCCCGCACGGCGTTCGCTTCCTGATCGCCACGGTCGACATCCAGAAACACCGCTTCGTCGTTCAGGTTCATGGGATCACGAGCCGCAAAGACATCGTCGTCATCGACCGCTTCGACGTGCAGAAGTCCCGCCGGGAAGACAAGGTCGCTGGCGGCATGTCTTGGGTCAATCCGGGGGCTTATGCCGAGGACTGGAAGCTGCTGGTAGACGAGGTCATGCTGAAGACCTACGAGCTGGGTGACGGCTCTGGCCGCCGGATGGCTATCAAGCACACCTACAGCGACTCCGGCGGTAAAGCGGGCGTGACCGCCAATGCCTACAACTTCTACCGATGGCTCCGCTGGGGCGATCCAGAGGATCAAGATGAAGACGCCGAAGAAGGGACATACGAGTGGCAACCGGGGCTGGCCGGGAGGTTCACACTGGTCAAGGGTGCCTCGGCCAAAGAACACCCCCGAGTCAAGCTCGGGTTCCCGGACAGCCAGCGAAAAGACCGAACCGCAGGAGCCCGAGGGGAAATCCCCGTCCTCTTCATCAACCCCAACTTGGTGAAGGACATGCTCGATCACATGCTGAACCGGACGGACCCCGGCGGCCAGATCGAGTTTCCGAGCTGGCTGGACGACAACTTCTTCATCGAACTGACGGTCGAAGTGAAGAACGCCGTCAAGAACGTGTGGGAGAATCCGAACAACTTCAGGAACGAGAGCTGGGACTTGCTGGTCTACTGCATTGCTGGGACCTTGACCCCGGAGATCGCATTGGAGCATATGAACTTCGATAGCCCGCCCGGCTGGGCGGAGCAGTGGGACATGAACGATCTTGTTTTCGATCCCCAAATCGCCGATAAACCATTTTCAGCGGGGAAAGACAAACGGTCGCTCTCTGCCCTCGCCCAAGACCTAGCATGAGGCCGCGCGCATGGCGTCTACCGAACTGACCGCCGAAGAGATCGTCACCTACACGGCTCGGCTGTCTGAGGCAGAGGGGGCGCTGCACAAGCTGATGATCGGCTCGCAGGCCCGCGTGGTGGTGGAGTCGAACGGCGAGCGCGTCGAGTTCACGGCCGCCAATGCGTCACGCCTTCGCGCCTACATCGAAGAGCTGAAGATCGCGCTGGGCAAGAAGACGATCTGCGGCCCGCTTCAGCCGTGGATGGTTTGAGATGACGAACATGCCCCAGATCGTTACGCCGAAGCAGATGGACCTCGCGGACACCATCGGTGAGCTGGTGGGGAACCAGTATCGCGAGATGGCCTTCACCGGGGCCTATGACGGCGCAGCTCAGTTCGACAAGAACATCGCCCTGTGGGCACCGCCGCTGCAATCCGCCGACCGGGACATGATTCCGGAGAAGCGTCAGCTCGACGCGCGGGCCCGCGATGTCGCCCGGAACGACGCCTACATCCAAGGCGGCGGGACGCTCCACAAGGACTCCATCGTTGGGCACATGTATATGCTCAATGCCAAGCCGCAGGTGGAGCTTCTGGGGTGGTCCGAGGAACGCGGAGAGGCGTTCCAGAACGAGGTCGAGGCCATGTTTCAGGTCTGGGCCGACAGCCCCCACAAGTGGGTGGACGCGGCGCGCGAGAATGACCTGACTGCTCTGATCCGGCTGGCCGTCGGGGTCTACACCTTCGGCGGGGAAGTTCTGGCGACGGCCGAATGGATCACGCGGAACCGCCGGGAATACTCGACCGCGATCCAGATGGTCGATTGTGACCGCCTTCAGACCCCGTGGGAACATGCCAACAACCCCCGAGTCCGGGGCGGGATCATGCACGATTCCTACGGCGCTCCTGTGACCGCCTTCATCCGGACGACGCACCCGGCCGACTTCGGCGTGTCCGCGATTCCGATGTCCGACTTCAAGGCCGTTGGCTTCTGGAAGCCGTGGGGCCGCAAGCAGGTGATCCACATCCGCGAGCAGCAGCGTGTCGACCAGACGCGCGCTGTCGCCGACATCGTGGCGGGTCTTCGGGAGATCGCCATCACCCGCAAGTTCCGGGATGTCACGCTTCAGAACGCCGTCGTGAACGCCACCTATGCCGCCAGCATCGAAAGCGAGCTGCCGACCGAGGTCGTCTACCAGCAGATGGGTGGCGGCAATATCTCGGACGCGGTTCAGCAGTATGCGACCGCCTACCTCTCGGCCGTCAACGAATACGTCGGGTCGGCCAAGAACATGCGGATCGACGGCGTCAAGGTTCCGCACTTGTTCCCCGGAACCAAGCTCAACATGCACCCGGCCGGAAACCCCGGCGGCGTGGGTCAGGACTTCGAGCAGTCCCTGCTGCGCTACATCGCGGCGTCGTTGAACGTCAGCTACGAAGAGCTGAGCCGCGACTACACTCAGACCACCTACAGCTCGGCCCGCGCGGCCATGTTGCAGACGTGGCGGTTCATGCAGTCCCGGAAGAAGATCGTCGCGGACGAGATGGCGAACGCGGTCTACCGGCTCTGGCTGGAAGAGGCGATCAACAACGACCGCCTGACCTCGTTCCGAGCGAACGAGGCCGCCCAGCTCTACACCAACGGCCACCAGAACCTGCTGTTCGATGCGCTGACCCGTGCCGACTGGATCGGGGCCTCGCGCGGTCAGATCGACGAGCTGAAGGAAACGCAGGCCGCCGTCCTGCGGATCAAATACGGCCTGTCGACTCACGAGGACGAGCTGGCTAAGCTGGGCAAGGACTGGCGCAAGGTGTTCATCCAGAAAGAGCGCGAGCAGAAAGAGATGGAGGCCCGTGGAATTGTTCTGCTGGAAGACAACAGCGTGAACGCCGCGTCGGGCTCTCCGCGCGAAGATCAGACCGGAGGCGAGAAGAGTGCCAAATCCAAGTCCGCAAAATAGCCTGATCTCGGCGATCACCGATCAGCCCCTCCTGCTGGCGCAAGGGGCCGAGACCATGTTCTCGGCATACCTCCAAGAGCTGGCGGCCGACGGCCAGTTCATGGAGTGCTACGACGCCTCGCTTGCTCAGGCTGTGTCTGCGCAGGACGACGACGATTACTGGGACCAGAACGACCCGTGGGTCGCGGCTTTCCGACCCTATGTCGTGAAGAACGGGGTGCTGCAAATCCCGGTCTTCGGCGTTCTGCTGCACCGCTTCAGCTTCCAGTTCGGCCGTCGCGCGACCGGCTACACCTACATCGAGCGCGCCTTCAACCGGGGCATGGAGGATGGCAACGTCAAGGCCATCGCCTTCATCATCGACTCCCCCGGCGGCGAGGTCGCTGGCAACTTCGAGCTGGTCGAGAAGATCGCCGCGCGTCGGAACGAGAAGCCGATGCGCGCCTTCGCTTCTGACCACGCCTACAGCGCCGCCTTCAACATCGCGGCGGCTCCCGGTCCCGGCAATCTGGTCATGACCCGTTCGGGCGGTGTCGGCTCTGTGGGCGTCGTGGTGGCCCACGTCGAGATGTCCGAGATGCTGAAGGACTGGGGAATCAAGGTCACGTTCATCTTCGCCGGGAAGCACAAGGTCGAAGGGAACCAATACGAGAAGTTGTCTGACGGCGCGAAAGCGCGTATTCAGGCAAAAGTCGACCGTATCTACGGGGAGTTCGTCGCGATGGTGGCGGAGAACCGGGGTATGGAAGAGAAGGCGGTTCGGGAGACCGAGGCGCTTACCTACGACAGCTCCGAGGCGATTGGCGTTGGCTTTGCCGACCGCATCGGGGCTCTTGAAGAGGAACTGGCCGTCTTTGCAGAAGAGGCCGACGCACAGGAGAGTGAGTTCATGACCACCAAACCGAACGCTCCGGCCGCGACCACCGACGGCCAGATCACGCAGGCACAGCTCGACGCAGCCGTGGCTCAGGCCCGGACCGAGGGCGCTGCCGAAGGGGCCAAGGCCGAACGGGATCGCATCTCGGCGATCATGGGTTCGGACGAAGCCAAGAACCGTCCGCAGGCCGCGCAGGCGCTGGCCGATACCGGCATGGACGCCGACACGGCCAAGGCCGCTCTGGCGAAGATGCCGGAAGAGAAGGCTGCTGCTCCGGCTCCCGCCGCGACCGAACCGGCCCCGGCTGCTGCCCCCGCTCCCGCCGTGACCCAGCCGAACGGCTTCAATGCCGCGATGGCGCAGACCGGCAACCCCGAAGTCGGCGCGCAGCCCGACGGCGGAACCCAGACGCAGGCCACCACCAGCGAGTCCATGCTGGCGGCGCTTGCGATGGCGACCGGCAAGCCCCGGAAGCAGGCGACCCACTAAGGCCGCCAGCGACATCAACCCCAACAGCTAAGGGAGTAAACCATGTCTGTTGATACCACCATCGGCGCTGGCAAGCCGGGCATCGCTTCGTTCGCCAGCGAAACCTTCGGCGGCCCGGCCGAGCCCCGCTTCGGCGACGGCGAAGCCATTGTCACCGAGATCACGTTCACGGCCGGTGCCGACATCGACCTCGGTGTCTACTCGGTCCTGAACCTCGCCGGTTCGGCCTTGGCCGACTACAATGCGACCCGCGATGCGGGCTGCGCCAACTACATCGCTGCTCAGCCGATCAAGGTCGCCAACGGCGCGACCGCGACCGTTGCCGTCTACCGTTCCGGCCACTGGAACATGGACGCGCTGGTGTGGGATGCGAGCTACGACACCACGGCCAAGAAGAAGGCCGCGTTCGAGGGCTCGGTGTCGCCGACCATCTTCGTCTCCAAACCCGACCACAACGCGAACGCGATCTACTAAGATCGCGCTCGTCTGAGGCAAGGGACAACGTGAAAGGAACCCTTCAATGAGCATCGGTGCAACCCTCTACGATACCTCGACGCTGCTCGGCGTCATCCGGGATCGCGACATGATGGAGCCGCCGTCGAACTACTGGCTGGGGATGTTCCCCGGCGAGGTCCAGTTCACCGACGAATACGTCGACTTCGGCCGCATCCAAGAGAACCGCAAGATCGCCCCGCTGGTCGTCCCGACCGCGCAGGGCGTTCCGATCTACTCGGCCGCCGAGCAGGTGAACCGGGTGAAGCCCGCCTACGTCAAGCCCAAGGACCCGGTGACGGCCACGCGCGTCATCCGCCGGGTGGCGGGCTACGGCGAGCTGGCTCCGAACACCGCGCCGATGAACCCGCAGCAACGCTACATGGCGATTGTCGCGGACATCCTGCGCCAGCACCGCCGCGCCATCGAGCGCCGCTGGGAATGGCTGGCCTCCGAGGCCGTGCAGAACGCGGCGGTGACGCTCGAAGATGATCGCTACCCCAAGACGGTCGTCGACTTCCAGCGCGCGGCGGGTCACACGATCACGCTGACGGCGGGCAACTTCTGGGGCGACTCGGGGGTCTCGATCCTCGGTCTGCTGGAAGACTGGAAGAAGATGATGCGCCGGGCCAAGCACGGCGGCGTTCCGACCCGGATCACGGTCGGCACCGACGTCTGGGATGTCATGCGGGCTGACTCCGAGATCAAGGAACTGCTCCACGCGGACTACCGCGCCCAGAACAACGGCATGAACCTGAACCTCGGGGTGCTGGAAGGTCTGGACGTCGAATACGTCGGCAAGATCAGCGGGACCTTGGAGGTCTACGTCTACAGCGACTACTACGAGCTGGCCGACGGGACCGTGACCGAGTTCATGTCGCCGCAGGACATCGTCCTGACGTCGTCGTCCATGAACGGCGTTCGCTGCTTCGGTGCGATCCAAGACATCGAGTCGGCCTTCCAGCCCCTCTCGATGTTCCCGAAGATGTGGAACGAGCAGGACCCGTCGGTGACGTTCGTCATGACGCAGTCGGCCCCGCTGATGGTTCCGCTGTCGCCGAACGCCACGCTGAAGGCGACCGTCGTCGACGTGCCGTAAGGCGCAGAGACCCCGGCCAGAGCTGTCCGCTTCCTCCCCGGATGGAAGCTCTGGCCGGGTAGCCCTACCTCTCTCCCCTGAAACAGACCATCCGATAGGAGACTCCTGATGGCGAAGAAGTCCTACAAGGCAATCCACAAAATCCTGCTGTCCGCAGGGAAGGGCCGCTCCGGCAAGGCCGAATACGCTGAGCCCGGCTCGTTCTTCCAGATGGAAGAAGCCGACGGCGCGAAGCTGGTGAAGCTCGGCGCGGCCAAGCTCTCCGAAGCGCCTGCCGCCGCGCAGAAGGCCGCTGCTGCCACGACCAAACCCAAGGCTGGCAAGAAGGCCGAGGCCGCTGCTGCGCCCGCTCCGGAGCCCGAGGGCGACGATGGTGCCGGTGAAGGCGACGGCGAGGAAGACCTCGTCTGATGACGGCATGGGCCGACGCCAAGAAGGCCGCCCGGCAGGTGGTGCATGACACCTTCGCCCTGCCGGGCGTCTTCTACGAGACCGAGGCGTCCACGCCCACGGTTGATGCAGACGTGGTTACAGTCCGCATCCACGACAAGCCGAAGCTGGTCGGCGATCTGGCCGGGACGAACCTGAGCTATGCGGAGACGGCCGAGCGGCCCACGAGAGCGATCTTCCAGACCTCCGAACTTGACGGTCGAGCGATCTCCCGTGGTTCGATGGTGGTCATGCTGAACTACATGGGCGACATCGTCGGCTACTTCGTCGACAACGTGAACCCGCCCGATGGGCTGACGACGACCTGTGACGTCACGCCCCTGTCCACCCAAGAGCTGAGCGGGAAGCTTCTTCCCGACGGGACGACGGTGCCGTGACATGTCCGACTTCGCAGTATTCGCCGAAGGGCTGAACGAGCTTCAGGACTTTGCGGAGCTGAAGCGGGACATCCGTCTGGCCGCGACGCGCGCCATCAACAAGATCGCCCGAGACAAGCGATCCCGCGCCGCGCGGCTGATCCGGGATCAGGTGAATTTCCCTGCGGCTTACGTCGCGCCGGGCCAGAAGAGGCTCTACGTCTCGAAGCAGGCCAACAGGGGCGATCTGGAAGCCCGGATCACGGCTCGGGGTCGTGCTACCTCTCTGGCCCGGTTTACCGACGGCGGACAGGTGGGTCACGCTGGCGTCTATGTGCAAGTCGCTCCGGGGAAGAGCCGGTTCATGAAGCGAGCCTTCCTGATGCGGCTCCCGCAGGGCTCGACGCTGACCGATACGATTTTCAACCTCGGGCTTGCGATTCGGCTTCGGCCGGGCGAAGTGTTGCAGAACAAGGTCTCCGCCCGGAAGGTGGCGTCGGGCCTCTACCTGCTCTACGGACCCTCTGTCGATCAGGTTTTCCGGTCGAACGACGGCTCCGGCGTTGCTAACGACATGGTTCCCGAGATAGAACGGGACCTGAGCGCGGAATTTCTGAGGCTTCTGGACATCTGATGGCACCGTTGACGAACCCCCTCCGGCTGGAAGTCCACAAGCGCCT